ATCGGGGAACTCGCTGATGTGGGGGCGTGGGGGGCGCATGCGAACACCGCAGCGCGAGCAGTGATGCGCCTCATTCCAGTCCATATGCGTTTTGGCTGCACCGTCCTGACCGCGGCGCTTACGCCGGTAGCAGGAGTTGCAGACCCCCTTCCCGCCGTAGGCGCGAGTGCCCGGGTGGTCGAGGAGCGTCGTTCGGGGTGCGCGCATCTGATGGCCGCAGACCTCACAGTACTGTGGGGTGTTCTCCCAGTCGATCTTCATTGGATGTCCTTTCGTTGGCTGACCGACACAGTCTACCACGCCGCCCCCCTTAGAGCAAAGGGCGGGGCCCACCTTGGCATACACGAGAGGAAAGGAAACTCAATCGTGGTCCATCAAGGCGGGCCCCTATCAGCACGAACAGCATAGCCGCACTCAAGTACGACAGTCAACTCTCCGGAAAACCTGGACAGTTCACCCCGAGGCCGTGTAAGCCAATCTGAGCGCCTTTCACGACCCCAGGTAGGCGAGCGCCCACAGTCACCCCCCCGTTCGGCCGCCAGAGAGCCTCACGGGCCCCTTCCCGGGCCGCGAGCGCCCCCACCGCCGCGCCGCCGCCACCGGTGAGCACTCTTGGTGAGTGTCAGCCAACTAGAGATGATCAACCCAACTCAACCACAACCCAACCCCCTACTTGGCATCACAGCAAGGAAGAAGAGGGAGTCACGTTCCGTCTCGGTACAGCAAGGAAGGGCAAGGACGACGAGGAAGACTCTGAACGCTCCAACTCGATCAGGCGACCAAGGACAAACCAAGGATGGCTGGAGAGGCAGTCAGAGGATCGTCTCTTCCTCCATGCTCTCGTGGAACAACTGGGCCGAAGGTCAGGGCGACGACCAAGGACCAACGGTCCGACGGTCGGAGCGAAGCGCAGACTCTCGCTGGAGCGCGTACGCGCGACTATAGAAATTTCCTTGAGTACTTCCTTTAGATACTTAGTGTGCACTCACGTGCACAGGTCCGCGCACTCACGTGCACAGGTCCGCGCACTCACGTGCACTACCTATAACTGCATGGATTGACACCCCGAGCCTCGGCGTATAGCATTAACCGCATGGAACACATCAGCATCTACCCCAGCCGAACGACCGTCCCTGAAATGGAAGACGACTTCACGCCACTCGTAGCCAAAGGGCTCACATACCAGGTTGGAGAAGCCATCCGCCACGCCCGCTACCGCAGTGACATGGGCACCAACCTGCCGCTAGTTCCCGAAGCGTCTCTCCGGGGGGTCGTCGAGCAGTACCAGGACTTCTACCTCGCTGCCCTCCAATCCATCGCAGGCACTCACCTAGTGAAGCCGCCGGAGGACAAACCCCTGCCCGTCCGCTATACGTGGGCCCCTCCCATGCAATACGGCTTCGCCGTCACAGTAGGGCGCATGTACGAGGGCTCCGCAGTGGCCGCGCGTCGCACCAACCGTCTCCGCAAGTACGGGCTCATCACAACCAAAGGCCACTCAAGGACCTATGAGGTGAACTTCCTAGCGGTACACCCACACGTGGCAGAAGCCTTCGTGATCGGCCTCCGCCACGCCGCCACACTCTGTGAGGTGGAGTTCCCGTACACCCTATTGAACTCCTACATTGAAGCCTCCCATCGATCCGCAGAGGCCAAGTGCGCGGAACTCGGTGCAACACTGCACGACAAGTTCTACCCTGGAGTCTTCTAATAAAAGCGGGGGCGCCAGCTCATGCTAGACTGGCGCCCCCTAGAGAACACAGAAGGAATCATATCATGCGATACTGCGAAGCGGAAGCCGCCGCCCTCAAAGGGCTCAAGCACAGCACTAAGATCGTCGCCCTCATGCTCGCTGCCAGAACCAGCGACAACACTCCCGACTGGCCCGGCCGCTACGTCTCGTTCCCAAGCATCCCTACCCTCATCAACGACACAGGCCTTCAGAAGCGGGCCCTCTACTACGCCATCAACGAGCTCGTGGAAGCCAAGGTCATTCGCGTCTACAAGGACCGCCGCCCCGGCTCCCGCTGGGACCACAACGTCTACGAGTGGACCGCCACCGAGTCTCCCAACTATCACCCAGACTGGAAGAAGGCCCGCGACACGCAACAGGATGCCGTCGGCTCCCGCCTCACCGACGAAGGCTGGAAGTACTGCCACACCCACGGCGTCGGCCCCAACATCGCAGCAGAGCGACACCCTGAGTTAGTTCTGCCAGCCGAGAAGCCTGTACTCATTGATGCCCCAGGCACTATCGACACCACCGGCACCTCGGCAGCAGAGGCACCCGCCGAGGAGGGCGAATTCGACGCTCTCCCCATCGACACCGCACCCCCGAAGAAGCCAGCCCGCAAGGACGCTAAGAGCCCCGTAGAAGGCTTTGACGAATGGTGGAAGCAGTACCCCAAGAAGGTCGGTAAGCTCGACGCCAAGAAGGCCTACAGGGCAGCCATCAAGCAGGGCGCCACGCCGCAGGACCTCCTCGACGGCCTCCAGCGCCACACCGCCAACTGGAAGGCCAAGAACACCGAGCCCCAGTACATCCCCCACCCCGCCTCATGGCTCCGCAAGGGCAGGTGGGAGGACGAGTTCACCACACCTGCCCCCAACCAGACCGCCCCAGCCATCAACCCCGTCACCGGCAAGTCCCTCACCAGGGAGGACTTCTGGTACGCCTGCGTTGACCACGGCATCGACCCCAGCCCGTACGTGAACTTCTGGAAGCCCAGCATGGGACTCCCCGGCGACCCCGGATGGGCGAACGCGCAAGCGTACCTGGACAGGTACACAGGCCGAGGCTGACCCACAACAACACAACAAGGAGAACACCATGACCTACACCTTCGAAGACTGTGACCAGCTCGAAGAGTTCGTCCTCGGCCTTATGAAAGGCGGTACCGGTTACTTCCGTGGAATCGAAGTCCGGAGCGATCCCCGCCTCGGTGCACGAGCCTGGACCGTGTACTGCCCCAAAATCACCGCATTCGTTGCCGACATCGGCCCGGACGACCTCAACTACACGGTTGAGCGACTCATCCGGGCAGGGTTGCTCGACACAACCACGGGCGCTTGACATCCCTGTCT